ATATTGTATCCCATACTTTAGCGGCAATTGCATTTATATCGCCAGTAGTAATCGTGGCGGCTTCAGCGTCCGCGCTAACGACAAGCGCATTAGCTGAAGTCTTAAGGCTAACAAACGCGTCAAACCCGTCAGTAGCTTCGAACATGTCCAGTGTAGGATCTCTTGGAAATATGTTACCATCGATTTTTATTTCACCAGATGCACTAGGCATTTTTATTCTCCAACCTAAATCATTTCTGACAAAGAATGCTGGCGCTAACGAATCACCTGAACCAATATCATCTCCACCAGTAGTAGAGAATGCGATAGGAAATTTAGCGTTATCGACTAGAATAATCCATTCTTTCCAAGCCGAATATAAATCTACCTCAGCATTATACGAGCCTAGACTGGGTAGTGTTATGTATAGATTGTCGCCGTCAAAAACTGCATCACTCATTTGAATAATTCCTATCGAATTGTTGCAGAATTGGTAGTGTTAAATCTTGATTCAAAACTACATCTTCAATTCTCAGGTATTCGTATTGAACACTAACAACTACAATATTCACGGTAGTGGATTCCAATGAAGCTGTAAAGGTGCCTGTAACAGATTCGGAGCCCGCCAGTTCTTGGTTAGTAGAACTATCGTATACTCTTACCTCTGATCCTGCTTGTATGCCCGTCAATGTTAAAAGTGGTGCATCTATGATAACGATAGAGCCTAAGGTACTTGTTACTATACACTTCTCCGCTCTAAAATTACTTGTGCCTTTGTTAATTATGGTCAATTGAGAAAGCCCTCGCCATTCTAAAAATAACGAAATAGCTTCATCAAAAACAATATCATTGGCAGTGAGAGTTAGATCAGCGATAGTAGTTGCACCCGATATTCTTAAAGCAAGAGGACCGACGTTCTGGAAAGTTTGATCACTATATGCATCTAACTGGCTTTGTAGTGAAGCCACTGTAGACTCAGGAAAAGTGACTTCTGGAATTGCGCCTCGCGCAAAGAGAGGGTAAAGTTCGGTCGCACTTTTGTTGGTCGAAAAAGAAACCCAATTAGAAAAGTTTGTGTTCTCTTGCTCTAGAAAATCCACGTTGGTTCCGCCGACCTCTAGGTTACCACCTGTTCCTCCGAATGTTATTGCTCCGGGGTGCGCGTCGAGATTCGTAGCCGTTAGAGGATTACCAGCGGACACTTGCTGTTTAATACCATCTATATAAAGTGCAAGTTCATTGACAGGTTCAGAACCATCATACGAAAATCTAAGTAAGATATGATATGAACGACCAACAACGAGCGCAAAATCACTAAATACTTGTACGTTATCGTCATTCGTATCAGCTAACTGGGCGATAAGCTTGTTGCCCATGCCTAGAAAGAACGCTAAGTTATTTACACCACCACCTTCTTCATAAATGCAAGTTAATGGTTTTGGAAGTGTGTTAACTCGAATCCAGCCAGCCCTTACTCCATTAACTGTAGTCGCAGTGTTCATTACACTACTGTTATCGGGACCGCGTCTACCACCTAGGCTCAACCACGAGACCGGTGAGTTTTCTGCAATTGGTTGAGTAACGAAGTTCCCTGATCCTTGGACATTAAGGTTAATAGTATTGCCGTTGATAACATCGATGTAATTGTTGTTAAAGGTCCAGTAATGATCAGGCGCCAATTGCGTGACGAGTTGAGTGTAAGACGGAATTCCAAATATAATTGCGGTGGCGAATGTTTCATCACCTGCATTGTTTGTTAGTACTACGTATAATGTCGTGTTATTACTTAGCGTCCCCTGTACCGCTAGGAAAGAGACAGAAGTGTCTGACCAAGACGTTACAGTTTGGTTAACTTTAATTGTTCCGGTAGGATCACTCCATAGCTCTATTTTTCCCGATCCTTGGACAGATCCAAAGTCAAAGCCTTCTACTGTCACACTTGTTCCGAATTCATTACCACTCGGAATATTAGTAAAGCCTACACTCTGTAGTTCTGATAGTACTAAAGTGTATGTATGAAATTCCGGTGTTGTACTACTAACCGTATGATTCCAAGCACCCGGACTGTAAAAGCCCAGATCACCTACAAATTTGTCTGCAACAAAAAGGTTACGGTGATCATTGCTAGTGCCTGCCCACACCTGAGCCCGCATCGTGAAGTCCGTAGGCGGTTGTGGCGAAACAATGTCATCGTGCGTAGCGGCATGTACTACAACAACTTGTGACGGACCGGATATATTGGCAGTAGGGTTAGCTGGAGCCGCGTTATTCTGGCCATTAAGGAATCCAAAGTTTGCGATTGGGTCAGAAGTATCGACGCCTCGATAGATAAGCATCGCGCCCGACATGGGTTCACCGGTAACGCCTAATCTCCATGTGAACGTCGGATTAGATTCTGACCCGCTATGCACCTTAAAGTAAATGGCAGTTTCTTGATCTCGACCACCGGTGCTTCTATTATATGCAAGCTGTGTGTAACCGCGTCCACCACCACCGTCATCGTCCCATATTCCGGCGGCACCATTATCAGATTGTTTTACGGCTACTAATATTAGATCGTCCGCTTGCGCGGCTCCAGGTACAGCAAAGGTTAATGCGTTACCTGAACCGGTGTCTTGTGTATTAGTTCCGACTAATGAAATAGCCATTATGGGTTATTGTAACCTCTATCAAATTGCTGTGAAACTGGTAATGCTAAGTCACCAGATGTCATATCTAGATTGTCAACTCGAACATATACGTATTCTTCATTATGTATAACAACATCTACATTAGGAGTTTGAACTAATAAACTGAAACTCGTCGTTGAGTTTTCGACTCCACCCAACTCAGTTTCAGTGCCCGACTCATATATTCTAACCTCTGTTCCAGGAATTAACGGTGATACAGTTATAGTCGAAGGAGTAATAAAGTTGATTGTTCCACCATTTGGGGTAGACCCGATACTGGCGTTGGAACCATTTGCGTTAATATAATTTAGCGTATCTGTGCCCGTGTATTGGATATGAATAGAAGCAAGAGGATCGTGAGTGACATTGTTAGCAATCAACGTAAAATCTCCTCCTCCACTGACAGGTTCTACTCTGACGTTCAGAGGCGCGTCACTTCTAAATGAATTGGCTCCCGCATCTATCTGTGTTTGCATTTGAGCCTGTGTGCCTGTAGTAATAGTTGCACTAGGTATCGCACCTTGTTCAAATAAAACTTCACGTATTTCTGTATCTGTTAGCTGTGCGTTAGCTCCGCTAAAAGAAGCCCAATATGAATAACGACACCTTTCGCAACCGTTTAAAACTACGTTTGTGTCTCCTACTCGGGTAACACCAGCAGGCTCTCCCCACACTGCATTAAATCTTTGTGCTAAACTAGCAATGCCAAATACTCCGGACCTTGGCTCAGTTTGATCTTGTTTAATTCCATCAATATATAAAGCAAAAGTATCGCCGTAAGCACTACCTTCTACTCTTGCGAGTATATGGTAAGTACGCCCAGGAAGAAGAACATTGTTGCTATATGCTTGAAAAATAACACCTCCCACAACAATTTCAAAGAGCAAGTTATTGCCTGCCCATAACACCAAATTAAACTGGTCGTTATCTTCTCCCTCACGATAAATTGATTTTGGCGGAAGTTGTATAGAGTCCAATCGAACCCAACCACCCATTACTTTGCGGTCTAGGGTTCCTGTAATAGTCGCTCTATTTGCTAAAGTGACACGAGCATCAGTTGCATCACAATCTGCGGAACTACTAGCACCATCGACAATTTGTCCTAGAAACGTAAAGTCAGTATTGGTGCCGTTAGCGACTCCGACAGTATCGTCGAAGTCGCCATCGAATTCCCATAGATGGTCAGGCGATAGAGCTTGTAGGCTTACCAAATATGTCACTCAAAATACCCCTTATGGATTGCTGTAGTTTCTTTCCAAAGGCGCAACCAATGAGATGTTCTGACCAGTCGCTCGACCGATTGTAGCTGTCGCACTTACATACTGCGCGGAGTTTAATCCAATAGCTACTACCGTTATTTCTGCGTCTGTGCCCGCTGTACGACCACCTTGAGTATTTCCATCATAATCAAAGTCGAACGCTATAGATGAACTACCGCTGATAGTACCGGAGATAGGATTGCCACTGTTATCGTTTACGATCAAAGCACCCGCTGTACCGAAGCCTGCAGTAAAGAACGCTCTATAGATCGCGTTTCCATCTGCGGTCAAGTTGGGGTTAGGACTAAGTGTTCCTGCGGCTACGAATGGGAACGTGCGTTCTGTGCCACCAGTATCGGTGAAGGTCAATCTGTTAGTATCATTAGATTGGAAGTTGTCGATGAATGCATTTTGAGTCACCAACGTGTCACCAACAAAGCTCAATAGACTAGTTGCTAGAGATCCTATTTCTACGCCTGTACCATCAGCATCAATATCAGTCGCTTGACGTAAAGAGTACTGTACAAATTCATAGATTTGCTCGGCTGTACCGTTATTACCATCAATAACTACACCAAAGTTTCTTGATATTCCACCGATAGATCGAGTCACTGCCCCGTAAGTAATGCTCATCCCTGTATAAGGTAAAGCAGACGCGATAGTCGCGTCACTCGCTGTAATTTTACCGTCTAGGCTTTCAGCAAGAGGGAATCGGTTAGCAATGTAGTTAAGTGCTGTTAGACCAATACTTCCGGATGTCGCAGAACCATATATCTTGCCTGCAATTCTTATGAAAGTAGTTAATGCGTTACTACGCTTGTCAAAGTTGCCATTAGTTGAGTCACCGAAGGTCTGAACACCCTGATTCACTTCGCCAGGAAAATCGAAATCTGTTTTACCACTGTCGGAGCTGAATGCGTAGTACCCTGTATCTGCGTTATCGATATCACCAAGTGTTATAATACCAATATACTCACGATTTACAACACCAGCCGCGTTAATCTCACGCCAACCACATGATCGCATTAAGTTGCGAGTGGTGTCGTTTGCTGGCTTCCATCCTTTAATAAATTCAAACTGCTCCGGTGTGATCGATACCATCGGGAAAGGATAAGGAATAAGAGAAGAATCGTTTTTCCATTCTTCTTTTAGAAACGAGTATAAAGCCTGACCGGTCGCCCCATCATTGCTTAAATTGCCCGTAACCGTTAGTTCAAAAGTTAATGCGGCTGTATCCAAAGTAATTTCAGTACCTTGGTTTAGGTCATCTGGATCAGTGATCAGTGCCATTGTTGAAACTCTCCAATATTGTTAGTTTTTGTATACATTCTATTTATACGTTTAAACATTAGTCGAATGTATAAGTTAGTCGATCATCCCAAACTTTATCGAAATCAGCACTACCATTAGCGTAGATTATTTCGATTTGATTATCTGCCAATTCATATATTCTTTTTATTCTCCATACCGCAGCGGTTCTAAGAGAGCCGGGAGCCGCTTCACCCACAAACGTGGAACCAACATGGTGATGTGCGTGAGGATGGGCAGTCGCGTCAGTTTCGTCTATTAGTTTATCGTATTGCACCTCTAACTCCGCTCGTAATCTTTCTAATATTGACAAAAAAGGAGTTACAACAAACAGCTTTTTTGTAGGGTCGTAAACCAGTATACTATCACCGGCTACTGAACTTAATTTCGTTTTTTCTACATCAGCATTATCAAGTATCTTGTAAGAACCACCACCACCTAAAGTAGACAATTGCTTCTGAACATTAGAGAGCATTGTATCAGTGTTAGTTTTGACCAGCTTTTGGTTGCTATTCAATTTATCATTAAATTGCGCTAAGGCTTCTTCGAACTTAGCTTCAATATCCGGTGTATCACCTTTGTCGCCTTTGTCACCCTTTATCGAGTCGCCTTTGTCTCCTTTAACAGAGTCGCCTTTGTCACCCTTGTCGCCTTTATCACCCTTTATGGAGTCGCCTTTAACAGAGTCACCCTTGTCGCCTTTGTCGCCTTTGTCACCCTTTACAGAGTCACCTTTATCGCCTTTGTCGCCTTTATCACCCTTTATGGAGTCACCTTTGTCGCCTTTATCACCCTTTACAGAGTCGCCTTTAACAGAGTCACCCTTGTCACCTTTGTCGCCTTTGTCACCCTTTATCGAGTCGCCCTTTATCGAGTCTCCCTTGTCACCTTTATCGCCTTTGTCACCCTTTATCGAGTCGCCTTTGTCTCCTTTAACAGAGTCGCCTTTGTCACCTTTGTCGCCTTTTATGGAGTCTCCCTTGTCACCTTTATCGCCTTTAACAGAGTCACCTTTATCACCTTTTACGGAGTCACCTTTATCGCCTTTAAGCAATTCGATCTCTTGCATTCTTTCAATGATGTCACTCTTCAATTTTCTTACACGATCTTCGGTATAGGCAATATGAAAGGCGTGGGTTAAATCACTTTGACTCATTATTCAGGTTTCTCATAAAAGTGGTCATTTCTTCGGTAAGCTTCTCGTCTTGTGGCATAGCTACATGCTCTTTCTTAGGCTCTTCTTCTTTTGGTGCATCAACTACAGTAACCGGAGTTGGTGCAGGCTCAGAATCTTGACCTTTTTCATCTTCATCTTTATCTTTAGGATCATCTATTTCTTCATCCTTGATTTCCTTTTTGACCTGCTTCTGCATCTCTTTGATTTCATCTTCGTTTAATTGCATGACATTCTTCATCACCCAATTTTTAGAATAGTATTCGCCTACGTATTGTGTGACTTCATTCATTAATCCAATACGTTCACGGAGAATCTCCATGTCTTTCAATTCTGAAAAGTGATTGTCCTTAATGAAATCAATATAGATGTCATCTTTCCACTTATCCCAGTCTTGCTCCGTGATAATGCCTTTGAGCAAAAGTTGTTTACGTAGAATGTTTAAGAAAACAGAACTAAATCTACGTCTAAGACGATCAATGAATTTCTGGAATTTAACCTCTTCACGAGAAATTTCAGTACTTCGACCAACAGAGAAGGTGTTTTCATTTTCTAATCTGCCTATAGGAACATTCAATGATCTGTATAGTCTCTTCTGGAAATATAGAATATCATCTATCTGACCAAGATTCTCACCCCCAGGAAGTGTTGATATCTCTGTGCCTTTACCACCCTCTCGACGAGGTAACCAAAAGTCTTCGAGCATTGACATGTGCTTTCGGTCATCTTTCAACTTGCCAGTATCAGCATCATAAACAACCTTGTTACGATACTTAGCCATGATATCTTTCATATACTGATCAGCTTTACCCCGTGGTAAACTACCAACGTCTATGTAAAATATTCTGCGCTCAGGCGCACGAGCTAGTCGATAGATAACTAACGAATCTTCCATCATTCTCAATTGATTGATAGGCTTTAATGCTTTGTGAAGGTACGATACGACTTTCTTTTTTGACTCGTCAAGAAGACCCGAAGTCACATAAGTTATCGCGTCAGGTGACAGCTTAATTCCAGCTGTTTGATTGCCTGGCTTCTCTTCATATACATAGAATTCTTCTATATTATCAATAATCTTGACGCCGGTTTTTTCGTCCTTTTTATAGGTAACTTTTTTAGTTTTTCTAATTTTAGCGGCATCGACATTTCGTATGTCCTGAATGCCCGCTTTTGGATTTGACTCGTTCACTAAAAGATGGTATACTACTCGACCATCAACATAGAATGAACGGAAAATGTCATGCCCCAATTCGTTGAATTTGAGCATACTAATAATGTGATCGAACTCTTCGTTGATAGATTCTTTAATTTTATCTGGACAATCGATGTCGGTTAGAGCCAGTTCTACAGAGGATGTTTCGTCTGAGGAAACGATAGACTCGTTAACGATTTCTTCAATCGCCATATCGACTTCTGGATGCATCGAAACGCCACGATACTTATGAATAAGTTGTGCATTATCTTTAGACTGATCACCGTCTTGATTGATAAAAGAAGCGAAATGACCTGCACCAGAACCTTGTACGTATCCAGCTCCATCAACATCAGTGGGAACTACGATAGCGGGTAGCTTTTCTTTGGTGTCCGAAGCCTTCTTCGCTCTAGTGATACTGAAACCGAATAGTTTCAAACCTTCTTCATTTGCCATTATATTGCGACCTTTGTTATAATAGAGGCACTATCGAACGAAAAGAACGATAGTGCCTTATTATATAGACTTAGCTTAACTAGTGGTATTTGATTCCCAATACTGATATGAGAAAGTAACATCGAATGTTTCGATTTCATTCTGCGTATCATATGTCAATGCAATTTCACCAACATTGACAGGAAAAGCACCTCTAAAGTTATAACGCTTCAGAATAGTTGAATCACGATCCAATTGATCAAGAATCAAGTCCGTCTGATAATCAGAAGGATTGATAAGACCAGTATTGGATTGGTGAGCATTAATACCATTCATCCAACGCTCGAACGCGTCACGTATATCAAAGTTTGTATCATTGATAATAGTAACTGTCCAATCTTCGAATGTACGATCACCAGCAATCTTCATCTCTCGCCCGCGAAACGGAACGACAAGAGGAGTCATAGCTGATTGAGGTATCTGTGCTGATTTACAAAGGAAAGATGTCAACTCGACATCTCCTCCGGCATAAGCGGGAAAGTTTAGTGTCGCATTGAACAAGTTCGCACGAGCACCACCACCACGCAATTTCGATTTAAAGTCATCGACTCCTAGAATAGCCATATCATATTCCCCTTATACTAATCCGACAACTTCATCAAAATCAACACCGGTTCTAACTGCTACGAAGTTTAAAGTAACGTAGTTAATAGAACGTGCTGGCTTGATAAAGACAGTCGCTACAAACTGATTTGAATCAATGATTGAACCGGTATTGTTTGTTTCGTCGCAAACAACACGGAAGTCAGTAATTCCCCTTCGACCCTTAATCTCTCGCAAGAACGGCTCGACCACATTTACGAATTCAGCGCGAGTAAACTCGTCATTAAATTCGAACATTACATTTTGAGCCGCGGCTTTAACTGCTCGTTCTACGCCTAAGAAAAGTCTACGGACGTTGATACGATCAAAGGCGCTTGGTCTTCCTAGCTTAGTCTTATCACCGAACAGTAAGATACCTTGTCCAGGAATATTAACAATAGGATTAACACCTGCTTTATATAGCGTATCGCGTTCTGCTTTGGTAGGACTATGAGCTAGTGCAGTCACGCCAAGATATTGACCTCTACGAGAACCCGCGGGTGAGAACCAAGGAGCTGAAACGTCATCAGTAGCCGCCATTACACCAGCAGTTGAGGCTGAAGCGGGAATGAAAACATATTGGTCATTGTACTTGTCATAAACTTTCAAGTAGTTATTATCTACAATCAAGTATGAGGAAGCTGTTAGAGTGTCAGACCATGTTACTGTATTAGCCACTAGCGTACTAGCCGCGGCATTTACAACAACACCTCTTGGAGGAGAAGCGACTACTACACAATCCTTTCGGGCTGTAGCAATTGCAACTAGATTTTCAACGACAGTTTTATGAGCAACGGTCGCTGGTATTCCAGGAGCAATTAAAAAGTCAACTTGAATCGTATCGACATCAGAGAATTGGGCAAAGCCGGTAGCATATTCTGTTTCTGCTATCTTAGTGCCTGCGGCTCCAGATTTGAGAGCAATAAGCTCAACACCCGCTTTGGTGCCAGTTCCGTTAGTAACAGCAGTGAATGCGCCTGAAGTAGCGGTGACATATCCAGGGTTTAAACCAGCGGCTCTAATGTATTCAGACTTTGCGTTGATAACGTCGAGTGCGAAATTAGATGTGCCGTCTGGAGTCTTAGCATCAGAAGCTATAGATACGAACGGGTATGTTTCAAGAACAGTTCCCTTAGTACCTGTGAACTTACCATCTCGGTCAACTACTACGATATGAACCTCGTCATTCGCGGCAGTTCCGTCAGGTGATAGTGAAGCGACATGCGAAGAAGTACCAGGTCGACTATCAAAAGAGCCTGCATATGCCCATCCACTGAATACAGTAGGAGATGTGCCGACTGGGCATAGATGTACATCGATAGAGTTTCCTGCTAATCCTGCATGTTTCGCTATGTATGTGTTGTTTGCTACCGCAGAAGCATCTTTTTGAGTAAGCCAATCATCATCATTTCTGATTAATATGTCAGCAGTACCGTCACTGTCTTTAGCGTTGAAAGCGCCAGTTCCTACTTCACGAACGACAAACAAGTCGCTAGAGTATTTTAGGAATGAGCTTGCGGATAGATAGTCGATAGCGGAGCTATCATTAGTAAATGTTGGTGATCCAAAAGAAGATACAAGTTGCGCTTCGTTAGCGACTTTTACCGGCTCTGAAACTGGACCCCAATTAAAGTCGCCGACAATCGCACCTGTAGATGTTGTTACCGCAGGTACTACACCTGACAGATCAAACTCTTTGATGTTGATTCCTGGAGACTCGGATGGAATAAATGCCATGGTCGTTGTCCTTTAGTTTTCAATTATTGATAAGAAGCATTATAAGAATAAATCTCAATAGCTTTATTTATACTTACTGCTATTTTCAATAATCCGGTTCATCGCCCCATGTAGCCCATTGCTGGTGCTTGTCGTTCTCTTCACGCTCATAATGATCTATTATGTCGCTTCCATCATCGATATATCCAAACGGAACAATATCATCTTCAATTTGCCTAGCTTGTTGCTCGAACATCATCTTTTTCAGATTAATATCTGTCATATCAGCAAAGAACTGTGAAGCGACAAAGTAACCGAACATAACTAGATTCATCATTAGATCATCATGGTTGCCGTCACTAGCCTCGTATGAATTGCCTTTGGACTCAAACGTAGATATCTCAGATATAGTGTTCTCGTCGACAATTTCAAGTTTATTTTCTTCGAGAATGTCTTTAATAGCAGAACAGCCCAATCGCTTTGACTTTCGCGTAATCTCTACACCGATTCGATTGGCTTTAACAGCAGACTCGACATGTACATTTTCATATTCCATGTCATGATATAAGCCTTGACAAACTACAGTACCTTGATCATTAGACTCAATAACGACATAAGCCTCATTGTAGACTACGGCATACTTATATATAATGTCAGGGAAGAGAATTGGAGAGATAGTGTTGTTCCGATACACGCAAACTTGCTCAAACGGTCTGGTCGTAATGTCGATTATATTAAACGTAGAATAATCCTGACCTCTCCCCTTTGATACATCTACCGTCATGATGTATTCGTGTCCTGCGCAGGGCTCTTTATAGGCAAGCAGAGAACCCCCTTCAAGAATTTTGAGGGGGTTCTTCGCTCTTAGGTCTAATAGACAAGAAGAACTGATTAGCGTATCACCGGTGCCGAAGAACGTATTACCAAATTCTTGATCAAACTGAAGTTGCGATGTGTTATCGATTGTTTCCAATTTCCACGCTTCATCTCGACCAGGTACGTCCCACCAGTCGATAGTGAATGGTACATATTTATTAGTCTTTTGTACTGCGCCCTGCCAAATCTTATGAAAGGTATTTCCGATACCGTTAGCAGTAGATGTTATAATTACTTTCGTATCTTTACCAGCAGATACAACCGGATACGTTGAAGTATAGAACTCTGCCGCTCGTTCCACGAATGCAAACTCATCCAGATACAATAAGTTAACAGACAAACCACGAATAGAAGAGCCAGAAGTAGCCGCGGCAAGAATTCGACTATTGTTACTAAACTCAATGCTACCTTTATTAAGAGCGCGACAACCTGGCTGTAAAAAGAACGGTAAGTTTTCAAGAGCTAATGTAATGCGTGAAAGCATTTCTCTAGAAGTAGCGCCTTTGTTAGCAAGTACTGCAATAGTCTTCTCCGGATGAAAAATGGCGTACCAAAGTATATAGACTACAGAAGAGATTGACTTGCCCGACTGGCGACAAGCCAATACAATATTAAATCTATTTTTCTGAAATTGATCGTACAATTCTTTCTGATAATCATATAGATTAAAGTCTATTAAACCTTCGTCTAGACTGATCACTTTGATATAATGTATCGCAAAATACACAGGATCGCGCTTGCACCTTGCGTACTCTACTACTTGATCTTTGCTCCAGGTCTGTACAATTCCGTCACGTTTAACATTAGGATTGCCGAGATAGGACTCTCCACTATTTCGATTCGGTAACATCTGATTCTATAACCTTTTCGTTGTCATCAGCATCTTGTAACATTCTCTGAAGGTCAGAGACAGATCCAATGAATACGTTATTATTTGTTGTGCCCTGACCGGCATCAGCCGTAGGAACCGCGCTAGTAGATTTAGGAGCAGTGACTTCCATATAATCTTTATTCAATGCCATAATTCTGTCATTGATTACAGCGATATTTTTCAACAATCCTGATAACACCTCGTAGGCTCTAGGATGTTCGGTTTCTTTAGCGACCAACAACATATCTTCGAGAGCATCGTTACCATTTTTAAGAAGATGCACAAGATTAGATTTAGCCATATCATAGTCAGTTTTCATTGTACGTTCGTGCTTTGTCATATCAGCAGTATCTTCTGCGTCTATTACTGGGTCTATTACAACTATTTCATTTGTCATATTTTTCTCGTGTTCGACTGTTTTCCAAAACTTCGCATCGATATCAGTAATGTCCATATTTAATTGCATTCGACATCTCTCCCTTCGTATGCTTTCATAACATAAGGAACACCAGTAGTGCTATCAAAGCCTATTCCCCATACGAAGATGTGTTCATATGGCACAAAGCCATCTTCAAATTCATCAAATAAAGGCATATCTAAACCATGCTCTTCACAATACCTCTCGACATTCAAAATTGTTCCAAAAAAGAACATGTCACGATCATTACTTATAGTGCCATCTTCTGAATGAAATGTTCCGTAGTATGTTCCAACTTGTTCATGCACCAAGGGAGGATAAACAACACCTTCTACCTTATTAATATGTACGACTTTGCATAATACAGAATTGTCGGCTAGATTAAATTTCCATCCGTACCAAGGTCGTCGTTGAGGATAAGTATTTACTATGTCGACACCAAAGCGTTCGGGTGGTTGAAATAACTCGTCACTTGGTTGATAATCTGGACCTGTTACGAATGTCACATCATATACACTTATTGATTCGACTGCGGTGTAAGGTGCGCGATATGCACCGTAGGTCCCTATAACATTCTTAGAGTTATTCCATATCTTATATTCAGGAAATCTTTCTTCGACAATCGCACGAAGAGCTTTACCTTCTTCTTCGCCAATGAGATAATCGACGCGCTTTATTTGTTTATTAACGAAAAGATTAGCCGCTGGATTGTTATGTCTAGCAGTGGACCTATCTACTGCTTGACTAATCGATCTTATATGTGCATTTTCTAAAAAGTCCTGTGACTTTGCGAAATCAATATCGCCATTACTTGCCCGAATGACCGGTGAAGCCGCAGTAATTTCGTTAGTCGCCGGATCTCTATGGATGATCATCCAAGTATTATCCAGACTATCCTTTTCATAGAACACTTCGTCTAAGTTGTAGTGCTTAATCATCTAGAATTCACAATCACGTTTAAGCCACCTTCCATGGTGAAATTCTTAGTTAAGTATGTAGTTCCTGAGCCTAAGGTGCCAGAGTAACCTTTGACTTCTAGCGTCAAGTAAATGGTGAGATTTTCAGAACCTCCACCACTTCTATATCCATCAAGTTCAATCAATACATTCGAAGAAAGATTGTGCCATTGATTTGAGCTACCAGGTTGCCAAGTTGTCGAACCTAAATTACCGCTTAATGTCCATACAGCAGTTTGAAAGCTTGCTGTGTTCTGATCTTGATCACCAGCTGTACATGGTATTGTTCTTGCGGCATTTTCCCACGCACGAACTCTCACTTGGAATTGATCACCGGCGGTACTGAATCTTGAACTTGGAGGATTTATCCAATCATTAGTTTCTGTAGTCTGTGGATTAGTCGATTGATTAGTTGTATTACCAATCGTACCATCACGATTCATCGCGAATTTAGTGGACGATTCAGCCGCAGTATTTGTGCCCGAACCACCAGGGAATATATCGCCTGTGCCTGTGTCATTAAGGGCGTTATCAGTAAATTGTATAGTAAATGGCGTTTGATCTTGTACCGTTACCGTAGCCGCAGTAGCGATAAGCGATCCTTCGTAAGCAACAGCAGGTGAGCCTGAAGAATAGACGCTAAAGTCATGCTCGTCATTAGAGAAGTCTGTATTAGTAGCGAAATCAACTTCAAAAGATCCTGTGCCACTCGTAACAGCGAACGAGCCAAAATGAGTTGCATTATCGACATCTTCGATATCTTCCGGTAAAATAAAGTGTAATATCTCACCAGTTATAGTATCTCGTGTGTTAGGCGTTGATAGGGTAACGCTGGAGCTGAATATCCCAGTGATTGTTCCCACAACATTAACATCTAATGTTTGCATGCCGAGTTGCAGTTTAGCCAGATCGGTAGATGACATATTAATAGAAGAAGAGCCCGAAGAACTTCCTAACGAGACACGAACCGGTTTTACCTTAGTATCATCTCTGTAGTAATAAGTTCCGTCTGCTAGATTTGTTCCGGCTAAGTTAAACGTCACTGTATCACCTTCGCTAGGAGATAAGTCCGAGGGAGTGAGAGTGGCTACAGGATTTTGATCATTGAGGGTGAATGTAGTGGTTGCAACTTGCGTTCCACCAGAATTCACGTAATTACCTCGACCGACAGTAATCGTGATATTTTGTGTACCTGAATATGTATCCGACGTTGTTGTTGCGAACGAGAATACTTTAGTTCCTTGGGCTGTAGATGCCGCAGTTGCTTGCGTTGCGCTAATCTGTGAAACGTCACCAGTCAATTCAATGAATAATACTTCGCTAGGTCCATCAGATACAACCTCAAGATTGACCGTATTTCCTTCGACGATAAAATAGGGTACGGATACCGTGTAGGACTGTGAAGAAGTGTTCGTAACAGTAATGTTAGGTGATGTCGCTAATATCGCACCATTTGCAGTAGCCGAAACTTTAGTGACAAACACTTCTGACGATTCGAATGTAAGATCAGCTAATGTTGTTATGGTGTACGTACCGACTCCGCTAGTAACATTAAATGGTTTTCTATCACCCGAATTCCAAAATTCTCCGTCTACGAAATCGGAAGTAGGACTTTGGGCTCCATCGATGAAAAAGTAATAATCGCCATCACCTAAAGATGTTGTGAACGTATTAACAATGCTATCACCATCTTCGGTCATTGTAGATTTGTCTAGCGTGATAACATTTGTCGTTCCTGTACCTTCGATAACGAAAGGTAGACTAGCAACTACGGTACCAGGTACGGTGTTGTCTGTGTATAGATTGAATGTGAATGTTTCATCACCCACTTCAGAGTCAGTAGCAAATACTAAAGAGCCTAGACTTCCACCAGCTCCGATAGATCCACTAGCTATTCTAGTCGAACCATCTAATACTCCAGCGGGCGAACTGAAGTCTGCATCTACAGTAGAGCCGTGGGTTAGATTCCAGTAATACACTTGAGTAGGCACATTAGTACCGTTAAGTGTAAATGCAACCGTATCACCTTCACCGGCTGAGGCTGGACTAGCAACTATCTCGAATGTAGGTGTAGCGTCCGTAATAGCGAACGTGTCAGAGACTTGAACAGTCGTATTATTATTCGTGACGGTGACTGTAGAAGTAGTTGAGCCTTCGAATGCGCCCGAGGATGTTGTATCGAATATTCGAACGAACGGGCTACTTGTAATCGTGAATGTATCTGTAGTCTGGGATAATCTAGTATCTCCGCCAGTAATGACATAGGTAAAGCTATCGCCAACTTCCGAAGCATTCACTGCAATACTAATCTCTACTTGGGAGCCTTCTACTATATCGGCTACAGTGACAGAATATGCACTAACAACATCAACGGTTGTAATTGTTTGAGTCGCTAATACTGTTCCTACTGCATCAACGAGTATAACGTCAAACGACTCCGAACCTTCACTAGCACCATCTATCGAAAGTCTAACATCAAACGTGCCTTGACTATCAGATATCGTAACAGATTGTTTAGAGGCTGAAAGTGGGGGTGGGTTAGGCACAAAGTCAGCGTCTGCGGTAGATGTATGTGAAACATACCATTGTAAAGTTGTGCTACCAGAATATGGAACATTAGTTCCTGCGATAGTGAATGTAGCAGTATCTCCTTCGTTTAATGTTGAAGTAGATGGTGTCAGTGTGTAGGCTGGAACCCTATTCTTGACTGTCACTGATAGTTCAGTTAATGCTCTACCCTCTTGATCGGTAATCTTTACGATATACGATTCATCAGCTTCTACCGTAGCATCTGTAATCCAAGTTGTGACTTGAAAAGTGCCTGTGCTACTATTAATATTGAGAGGTTCCTTAGAGTCAACTAAAGGTGGCGTACTAGGGAAATCATCATTGTCAGTAGTGACATGTTCAATATGCCAATTGACAGCATCGATTCCGTCAACTACGTCAGATCCAGTGAGCGTGAATGTCGCAGTCTGCCCTTCAAATAGTACAGAACTGCCAGAACTAACGTCCACATCAGCGGTGAGCGCATAGGAAGTCGTAGGTCGTTGTTTAATGTCTTGATCATCAATTAGTATAGCAGATATAGCATCGGAAGTCAATAATACTTCACCGCCAAGATACATTCCTGCAGGATGTGCAAACTTCTTAAATATGTCTCGCCACTTCGATATCGGTACGCCAACTTTAATAAGAATTGCGAATGTTTGATATAGCTCGTCATTAGTCAAGTACCTTAGCGAGTCCGGACCAATGAGCGATCCGCTTTCACTTGTCTTGAATATGTTTTCTTTTGGATAGATTACTTCTGCATCGAATCCGTAGAACGATCTAAAGAACCATTCGATAGCGAACTTAGAGCCTTTAGCTCGAAATAGAGTGCTAGAGAAGTTAGCCGCGGCTCGTTTCTCTGATTCGGTCTGTCCAAATCCCTCGAAGTAAGTATCGCCTAATAGCAATTCATCTTCGATATAAGACAATAGGGATATATCAGTTTCGCTAATGTCGCGAGTACTAAAGAGGTGTGACAGCAATTCGGTCGAAGCGTATTGATCTTGCCACTCGTAGTACTGATTTAATAGCCCCAAGAATTTAGGATAGTATTCCTTAAAGTGGTCAGGCAAAACACCTTCAATCTGATTTTGTCTTAGATTTAGATGGCGTCTGCCTTTATCAGAAAACGGTGTATGAGCCATTATGCTATAGGACCAAGGGCAGCCGCTATTCTATCTAATGCTTCTTTTATCGTAGTAGGATCAGTGCCTGTCCATTTTGTTGTATCAGCAGGAGAATATGCTCTTGCGGCTAATGTTGTTGGAACTGCGCTATCGACTAACACCATTCCACCTTCGCTATCAACAATACCAGTTGCATATGAGCCGCTTACAAAATCTGTTAGCATACCAAACTTGACTTTACCAGCAGTTGATATGTCTCCTCCAGCTTTTAGCTCGTTCGCGATGGTGAGATCACCATTAGGAATGACAATACCACCATCAGCAGAATCGCGAATTTGCGTAGCTAAATGACCAATCAAATTAAGTCGAGTAATCTTCTTAGTCGAGCCTGTACTGGCATCATTGATTACAAGGAAGTCGCCGTCTTCGGACTGTGTTAGTGTTGGTAGGGCTGATAACTTAATGTCTGCCATTTCATTTCCTCATTACTTTCTGTTATTTAGTTGCGTTCTTATGCGGGTGTTCCGCCATTCAGAACTTTAACTCGATATGCTAATCTATTGATAGCGTCATTAGTTGTCACTGGCGCAGTGCCAGACCATAATCCTGCGCTATCAGAGACAAAAAGATTGTCAGCACCCAAAACATTAGTGCTTGGATTATACGTAAGATCCAAATCGACGTTTACGTTATCATTACCTGAAGCACCAGAGCCGAAATGTATGTAGTACGTAGCGTTACTATCGACAGACGTTACAGCAATGTTTGTGGCATTAGTAGCTGAAAGAGCCGCCACGTTAGTTAATCCAGCTCCGTTACCTGCTACATTAGTAAATGACATAGTATCAGTAGCCGCGTCCCATACTGCGCCCGCATCGGTAGTTACTGAATCATCGCCCGTCTGGTTAGCCTTCATTAATAGGTATTGTGTACCTGTGCTAGGACCTGTTTTAGATGTGATTGATACAGCCGGAACTTCTGTTAACAAAGAACCGTTACCAGCTATGTTGAGAACAGATAATAGATTGGTCGATGGATTATATGTAAAATCTGGGTCAGTGTTTACGCTATCTACACCAGTCGGGCTTTGTGTAAATATGATAGAGTGTGAGGCGGCTACTGCGGTAGGAGTAACATTAACAGCCGTCGCAACAACACCACTAGCAGTAAGCGGTAAGTTTGTTAATCCAGAACCATCACCAGTAATATTTGTTACTGATAATGTTTCGGTCTGTGGATCATAAACTAGAGCACCGTCTGTGAGTGGCAGTTGTTTGCCCGTAAGACCATCAACTAAAATAGGATAAACAGCAGTTTCACTGGTAGCGGCTACAGCAATGACGTTTGTACTTCTATCTGCTAATAGTGTGGTAGAAGATGCTATTGCACTATCTGCGGCAAGTGCGTAAGTGGCTAAGTCTGCTCGAACTGCTAGAGCCGCAAGCGCGGCACTATCTGC